TTTACAGAGTTTTTGACACGCGCTACTTCACGCCAAGTGAAGAGAAGGGCAAGGTCGATTCTCATCTTTTCACCTTCGCTAAAGGAACTATACGAGAAATCTTCATGTATAGGGGACTTCACAGTTTCCTTAAATTCTTCATCAAGATGGAAGTTTATATAAAAATCCATCATCTGAAGATAGCGATTAACCTGCTGGTTAATGAAAGGAAGATACTTTCTTATGATCTTCGTTTTTACTCCGTCGTCTTTGAGTAATGAATATGCAAAATCGTGATGAACGATTTCCTGTTTTTTGTCTGCTAAGTATTCAATTGTCTGTTGGAGATTGGACTTGAATTCGTCTAACTTTTCATGCTCAGTATTTCGGTTTGCAAGGTTCTCGGTAATTGTTTGAATTTCATGTTCAAGATCTCGGATTTGTCGTTGATTTCCGCTAATCCGAGTATTGTTCTGAGAAATGCCATGTGTTAGATTTACTATCTCCTGTGAGAGTGAATTAAATTGACGTTCTCTTTCTTGTTCAAACTTAATGGTCAATTCCAACTCGTTGAAACCTTCCTTTAGTTCTTTTGCAGTATTTTGAACGTCCTCAATTTTATTTAACCGGAATGACTCTTCAATATTCTGTGTGCAGGTAGGGCATACCGTATTTTCCACAAAGAACTTATGCTCTTTAGTAATTGAAGATACTTTTGCGGACAATTTGCCCCTAAGTGTGTTTAGTTTCGCTAATTTTTCTCTTGCGCCTGTTACTTCTTCCTGATCTTTAGTGAACTTTTGTACATCTTCTTCAAGTTTTACATTTTCTGACATATACTCATCAACTTCATTCATAAGTTTTGTAATCTTAGTATTGCTAGATTTAATATTCTGCTTACCACGATTTTCCAACTCATCTATAAAGTTCTGTTGCATCTTCATCTTATCTTTGAGAGTTTCTTTCTTCAAATCAAAAGACTTTACCTGATCTTTTTGAATACGAATTTTATCCTTAAGAATATTATTCATCAAAGAGAAGATACGAATATCCAATAAATCTTCAATGACTTCACGACGATTGGAAGTAGTCAACTGCATAAATGGCACAAAGGTACTACTGCCCAAAATCACAATCTGAGTAAAAGATTTGTAATTTACTTTGAGAATATTATCTTCCAAAACTCTTTGCATAGCACGATCATCTGCTTCACGATGAAGTTCCGTGCCATTTACAACAATGTCAAAAACAGTAGGTTTGATTCCACGCCTCACAATATATTTGCGAGTATTGATTTCAAACTCAATCTCAACCAAACAATCACGTTCGTTAGTTGCGTTGATTAGTTGAGGTTTATTAATTTTGCGGAATGGTTTATTGAAAAGAACAAAAGTTAGTGCATCCAGCATTGTGGATTTACCAGCACCATTTGTTCCAATTACAAGATTAGTATGATGTTTCTGAAAATCTATCTCGGTAAATTGATTACCACTAGAGAGAAAATTTTTATATCTAATCTTCTGGAAAAGTATCATCTAAGTCTCTAGGAGGAATCACAATATCGTTCGGTGTAACCACCGCGTATTTGTAATTATAGCGTTTACAAGTCAAAATTGCAAGTGCATCATCAACTTCAACAACGTCCATTTCAGCATCTTCAGCATCTTTCAATTGCATAGCATAACGACTTGCATCGTCCTCATCTTCAAAGAGAAATAAAACTTTTTCACCATAAGGGTTTTGGACAGCATATGCACCGTCCTCTTTACCATCTCTAAGAGTGAGAAGAAACATTATTCAACCTCGCAAGCTTGTGAATAGACTTTCTGAAGGATTCCTTTAATAATAGTGCTATCACAATCAAACTCTGCTTCATCAATATATCGATTTAAAATAGAAATAGTATTTTCACTTTCTTCAATTTCAAACTCTTCGTTTACTTGAACTGAAAAATTTTCTACAATTTTTAAGTCTTGAATACCACAGGAATATAATTTATCTATAAACTTTTCAAATTTCTTAGGTTCGGTTTTCTTCCTTACAATGACTTTTACTATCTTACCCTCATACTCACGGGTGTCAAATGTTTGATATGGTGTATCTTCATAGTAAATGTTATAGAATAACTTATATGGATTATTAATATGCTCAAACTCTAAAGTTTTAGTATCAAATATTGTAAACCCACGAAGATCATTCACATCATTCCAAAACATCTCATAAGGATTTCCTAGGTAGAAGATTTTTCCGTTGTCGCTCCGTGTATGGTAGTGTCCTGAAAACACTTTGTCGAACTTCTCAAATTCGTCGATTGCCATACCTTCTTCCATGGTGTGACCGCGATGCGCTCTAAATCCATTGAGCTCAAGGTGCCCCATCGCACATACGCTATTAGAAACTTTGATAGCGTTGATACTACTTTCAAGGTTTTCTGCATTGATCCAAGGAATAAACAATACTTGTAATTTATCTATCATCACCTCAGTACATTCTGAGTATATTTCTACATTCTTATACTGCTTAAGCAATAAATCTACAGAATTAATAGAATTTGTATCTTTATAGTAAGCAGTATGATTACCAACGATAGTATGAACGGTTATACCCATCTCCTCTAACCGATCATAGTAGTTCTCCTTTGCCCATTCAAGAGACCACAAATCGATAGAACGACGGTTGTCAAACGTATCTCCCATATCAATCACTGTAGTGATTCCACTATCTTTTAGATATGGGAAGAACACATCATCATAGAACTTTTTAAAGTATTCATGAAGAAACTTTGAACCCTTACGAGCCCCAAAGTGCTGATCAGTAATAATGGCAACCTTCATTGACGGTTTGTCTTGTAAGTAATATTATCCTTAATTGTATTATACTCTGAACTGCTGTTAGAAAGCAAGCTATCGTCAACCATCATAACTTCATCGTAACCAGTACGTTCAATGATTTTGGTTTTGATTTCCAGTTGCTTCTTCTCTTTCTGAATTCGACGTAGAAAAGCGTAGTGAATGATCTGAGTAAAATAAGCGAACGGATTCTTAGATTTCTCAGGATCGAAGTTGTGAATGTACTGAACACAATTTTCAATACCATCAGAGATCATATCGTCTCTGAACATATAGTTCACAAAGTTTGGTTTATAAGACAAGTGGGTTGCAATCTTAAGAAAACACTCCCCCAAGTAATTCGTAATCTGTGGTTTACCCTTCCAGTGTTGAGATCTGTCTGCTTTGGTAGGTTCTCTACCGTTGATCTCCATAAAACTCTTTTCTACTTTAGACCTATAAACAATCAGTGCCTCAAGCAGTTCTTTGTTATTAACATAGTGTTCTGATTTCTTTTTAGACATAACATTGTTTTGTTCAATAAACTTTCGTTATCTATATTATACCATACTATGAGAGCTTGACAACATAGTGAATAATGAGTAGAATACCTTTGTTAGGTTTGAAGAGACAGCTTTAGCTTTCTTTATTATCTTTAAGTTTATAGATATTTTCTAGCATCTTTCTTGCATCATCGACAGAAGAGACATATCCCATTTTATCTGAAATTTTAGTTCTACCATCTTCTTCCCAATCTAATTCATCTTCATTGAGGTATTTGTTGTAGAACTCGATCATATTATTTTGCTTTACTTCAGTCATAGTAATAATTTTATCGTATTTGATCACGTACATACTGTCACCTGCCATTTCCATCCAGGGTCTTACCTTGACATATTGACCTACGTGATTACGCATTATTTTCATAATCACTGGGTTCATCAGTAGAAGTATAGGGTCGCCATCATTCTCGTCTACACAAACTAGTGAGAATATTTCTTCACCTGTAACCAGTTTTATTACTGCATGAAATTCTTCGCCCATTTAACTCTTCAGCGGTATGTTTACAATATCATAATTAAAGTTTTCTTCGTTATAAACTTTAATCCTTTCAATCAAATGATTAAGTGTGTAGTTTCTCCGTGCCTTGTAGGAAATGTCGTCAGCAATGTCATAGAGAGTTGCCTTTGTTTTGTTATTTCCTTTCCTGAGCACACGGCCAATAGATTGGAGATTCCGAATTCTGGACTTGGATGGAGAAGCAAAAATAACATTATGGAGATTTTTAATGTTAATTCCTGTACTGAATGTTCCGTATGAAGCGACGATAATCGCGTTGTTTTCCTTCTCTGTAATTTCTCTTACTTTTTCTCTATCTTCGGTTGCCACTCCACCATGGACAAAGAAAACGTGCCTTTCTTCTACACTACCAGTATTTATTAAATCAAAAAGTGGTTGCCCATGACCCTCAACCCTTGAAAAAAGAATTAAGGTATTACCTTTAAGATCTAAAGCAAGGTTTCTGATAAATCTATTTCGTTTTTCGTGATTGATGATATATTGAACTTCATCCTCAAAATTTTCAAATTTATGTGCAGGGTGTTTCAATAGAAGCACATTGATATCCAATTTTGCAACGTGACCCTTCTTCATCAGTTCTTCTGTCCTGATGATTTTATATGATGGACCGAATAATCCTTCCAATACCCACTTATGTGTTTGCGTGCCGTCTAGCGTGCCAGTAAATCCGTAACGGAATTTTGCATCCGCAAGTTTTGTCATTATAGATATAAGTGACTTACTTTTGAACTGGTGTGCCTCGTCCCCAACAACTACGTTAAATCGTTCAAAATACTTTCGGGGGAGTTTGTAGATGGACTGCCAGGTAGTGATGATAACTTGGGAATCAGTTTCCCTTTCTCTACCAGCGTATATCTTGTGACAAAATGAACCTACATCCCAACCATAATCTGCAAAGTCTTTATACATCTGCTCTACTAGCGAAGTCGTCGGAACAACTATCAGAGTATTTTGTCCGCGTTCAACGTGATATCTCACAAGAGAGTATATCATCAGAGACTTTCCAGAAGCAGTTGGGGATATCAACAACCTTCTATTATGCTTTAAGGCATCGTATACCCCTTCGACTTGGTAATCTCTAGGAGCATATTTACTAACCGAAGTCATATAATCTTTCACACCCTCTTTAGAGATCATATCATTGGTCTCAAATGGAAGACCATAATACTTACTCTCTATAAACTCATAGGAGTACTCGTGGTCTTTACAGAACTGTATAACCTTATCCAATAACCCAACATATATCTCTCCATTCTGAGTATTGAATAGACGTATTTTTCCATCCCAGTACTTGTTACGGTATTGGGGCATAAATTTCGCACCTGGAACATCAAACGTAAACTGATCTGCTAACTCATAGTAGACGTGTGGTTCCGCTTTAATTTGAAGAAAAACTTCGTTCTTCTTCGATATAGTCAAGTGTGACATAATCCATAGGATTCACCTATGAATATTTATTAGTGCATATTATACTTGAATTCTAGAACAACTCTATATAAAAAGTTTTTCAAATATTCAAGTCTTTTCTGTTCATCTGGATGACCGCCAGGCCATTTTTCAAATCTATATTTTACGGCTTCATATACTACATACAGATCTTCAGGTCCGAACTGCAACTCAATATAGGGAGTATTTTCATCAAAATCTTCATTTTGATAAGTCCAATCTTCGTCGTCCATTAGAATCCTGCTTGGAACTTTTGCCACTCAATAGCATTTTTAATTTGGAAGGTTCTGTTTGCCACTGTCTTAATAATTTCCTCCAAAAACTTTAAAGATGTGTCGTAGTAGCGAATCTTCATATCAATCTTATTTAACCGGTCGTCCGCATCTAGATAACGTTGAATAGCATCTTTCTCACGAACTTTATATGGAAAGGGTTCTTCTTCATACACAGCAGGGTCTGCTTTACCTGTGTAAAAGTTATGACGTTCAAGTTTTACTTTGTTATATTGTCCTCTTGCTTTCTCTCTCAATAATGTTATAGTGTTGTATAACATATAATACTTTGAGTGAAGTTGTGGAATCTTCAAAGATTCCTCATGTAGGTTATCAGGATCTATGACAGAATCCTTCTGCCACATTTCCTGAATTTTATCAAGATCCATTATTTAACAGATGAGTTCAATTGATATACAGTATACTTGAATGTTGCCTGTGCTGTAAAGTAATTCACATCAGTTGATGTGGCGTCAAAGTCAAGAGAACTTAGAGACACTGGGAACATATCAAGGAATTTTACTTTAGCAACTTCATTAAAGTTGCTGTTGAGAATGCGGAGTGTTCCATCAGCAAACTGCTCCTTCATATCTCTACTACCTTCATGATCTGTGGTAACATTGATGAATTGCTGTGCTGTTTCTGGAAATCCCAAACCGTACATCCATTCATGTACGATTCTGTAGTTTTCTAGATTTTCATCAACTAAGAACTGAATTGTCAGATCACCAAAAGTTAATTTGGTCTCTGGAATATCAATGTCTTTCAGATATGTTGGTTGCTTTGCAGTTGCTAGAGATATCTCTGGTATCCTAGCAGTGTTGCAAAAAAAGTCAACCTTAGGATACTTGCCAAGATTGAATTTAAATCCAATCCCAGATAGGAAATTCCTATTGTTGATTTGATTTGCCCAAGTACAAGAGTTGGATGAAGAAGAACTATATGATGACATTTTAATTATTTAATAACTGGACCTTGGTATTGACTGGTTGGACCAGCATTTCTCCTACGGTCTTTGATACGGGAGTACAAAGTTCTTTTACCATATTGTGTAGGAGATAGATTTTGATCGCCAGTTACATCTCTAGCAGTCTGTCTCATCAAATCAAAACTAGTACTTCTATTTACTTCACCAGCTGGACCAAAATTTCCAGTGTCTCTTACTGGTGCATTTGTGATTCTAGTATTAGTACCTTGTGGTTTCTGAGTAAGTTGCACTTGTGTACCAAATCTGACTGATGGAGTCCCTGCCCAAGTTCCTTTTGGAACTTCATTTGCCTTATACTTATAAGGAACTGCTAGACCCCTTGTGGAACCAGTAAATGGAGTTCCATCGGCAGTTCTTTGAACTTTATCTTTACCAGTATTATATCCCTGAGATGTAGTATCTCCAGGACCATAGGAACTTGTGTTTACAGGTTTCCAACCATATCTTGCTGCTTCATCTGGTGTATGATCACGTTGAGTGAATTCTCCAGTGGTTTTATTTAATACACCTGGTTTATAATTTTTATATGCTAAAACTTTTGTATCTTTAGGAACTGGTTTTGGAGTTGGTGGAGTTTTTTTAGTGTTGAAGAAATTCAAGAACTCCTTAAGATTTTTCTTCTCAGTCATTCTCGCGGTGGATCTATCAAAATGACTCCGATCCCCATCGCGATCATTACTATCAACATTGATGTTGCGAATACTATCATAACTAAGTTGCTCTTTACTCACCTTTTTATTAGGTAGTCCTTTGTGTTTTGTTCTGGCAAAATCACACGCATCATCTTTACTCATACTAGCAGATGCTTTTGCAACCTCAGGAGATGGATTTTTCATCTTACCCTTTTTGGCTGCACAGACCATACCCATAAATCTTTGTTGTGATTTAGATACCGCTGGCATTAGACTATATCAGTATACTATATTTAGACAAAAAAAGAGGGTCCGAAGACCCTCTTGAGAGAAATATGAATCCGATGGATCACATAAGGTTTGCAACCTTGACACGTCTGTAGTAACGGTTGGCGTTCTTGGTGAGTGCGCCAGCGCCGACATTGGTGCCTTCTGCGAATGGGTTCGCGACGATGCCGTAGCGAGTCTTGAATCCAATCTTGGGTTGGAAGGTGTCCTGACCAACGGCACGAACCATCTGGAGAGGAACATATGGGCAGTAGAAGAGACCTGCGTCATATGGGGAAGCACCCTTATAACCTGCAACGTAGTACTGGGAACCAGTGCTGTTAGGCAGGTTTGCAGAATAAGGATCGATGTATACGCGATACTTACCTGCGAGGACTCCAGCAAAGGTGTTGCCAGTGTCATCAACGTTGAGGTTGCTGTTCAGAGCAGGGGTGTAATCGAGAACGCCTGCCATGGTCAGTGCGGAAGCAACGTCTGCGGAACACAGAATCATGTTGCCCTTTCCTCTACGAGTTCTTTGTGCGATTGCGTTTGCATCGCGCTCGATTTGGAAGATAAGACCCTTGAACTTCTCAACAGACCAACGACCGTTGCTGTCAACGTCGAGGTCGAAAGTACCAGCGTTAGCAACGTTTTGCTGAGCGCCAGATTCTGCAACGTTATAGATGGTTCTGATAACTTCGCGGTTGATCTCAGCAAGAATCTCAGTAGAGAGAATGTTTGCGAGTTCCGCTTCAGCGTTCAGACCGTGGATTGCCTTGAGGTCTTGTGCCAGTTCCAAGGAGTACTCTGCTTTCAGAGCTCTGGACTTAGCGGTTACGGTGACCTTCTCGATTGAGAATGCCATCTCGTTGAATGCGCCAGCGCCGTCGCCAAGATCTTCAGCGTCGTCGGTACGCATACCCTGACCTACGTTGTAGGTGTTATATGCTTGTGAACCTTCTGGGTTAAGCAGACCTGGGTTGGAACCTGCTTGTGCGTCGGTACCCATACCAACGGCAGCATTAGACATGCCATCGGTGAGAGCGCCTGTAGCAGCAGACTGACCAGAGAATGCGGTATCTGCTTCGTTGAACAGTGCTTCGGTGCCAGACTGATTGGTGTAACGGGAACGCATCGCGAAGATGAGTCCAGTAGGACCAGACATAGGCTGAACGCCTGCGAGGTCATATGCGACCAAGTTAGGCATTGCGCGTCTGATCAGGGAGATCAGAACTGGATCGAAACCAGCAACAGGGGTGGAAGCACCAGCAGAGAAACCTGGGTTTGTTCCACTTTGGGTGTTAACAGTTGGACCTTCGGAAAGGAACTCACGCTCTTCGCGAAGAGTTTGCTCTTGGTTCTCCAAGAGTACTGCGGTGACAGCTCTACGGTGGGAATCCGCGATTGGATCCATTCCCTCATAATCGAGAACGGGTGCCCACTTTTCCTGCAGAGCCTCTGTATTAGGCATTTGCATTTTTCTAAAAAAGTTAGTTTGAACGTTTATGATTTAAAAATCACTTTTTGGCAGCTCTTGAGAGAGTGTCCAAATAGGCTTGCATCATTGGGGATACTTCCTCGGAAATAACCTCATCGGTAGAAACCTCTTCGGAAAGATTCTCAGAGGTGCTTGGAGTTCCGGCGTGCTCAGGGAAATAAGATTTTCTCAGAGTTACCAGTTTCTCACGATAGTCTGTCTCACTTTCAAACTCAACATTTTCAGCAAGAGTAGCGAGTTTTTCTTTTTGAGTGTCTGCAAGACCCTCAGCAACAGTAGCGAAAACGCCATCTGCAGAAGACTCAGCTAATCTACGATTCAGAGCAACGTTTCTATCGATTTGCTCGTTGAGTTTACCTTCCATTTCATCTAGTTTATCTACCATGCTCTCAAGTACATCATACTTGTCATCAGGGATAGTTACATAATGTTCTTCAAAAAGACTCTTCATTCCATCGAGGAATGATTCGCTAATTTCGCTCTTGAGACCAGCTTCAACTGCGAGTGCGTTCTCCTGGAACCACTCATCAGCAACATACTCAAGATACGAATCGAGACGCTCAGAGAGTTCTTCTCTGATTGCAACAACTTCTTCTACCAAAGCATTCTGATAGGTTTCGTGCAGAGACTCTTGCATTTCTGCAACTTTAGTCTTAACTGCCGCCTCAAAGATGGTGCGTGCTTTCTCTTCAAACTCTTCGGAGAGTTCTTCACCCTCAAGAAGTGCTTGCACATCTGCTTCGATGTCAATTCCTTCTTCTTCTACGAGTTCTTCTTCAGTTTCTTCCGCTTCGGCAACAACTTCGTCAGCTGCTACTTCCTCTTCGGAAACAACCTCATCAGTGGTTGCCTCTTCTTCGGAAACTACTTCCTGTGTTTCATCAACTTCAACTTCTTCGGCTGCAGCAGCACGAGAGTTGACCACATCTTTAACTTGCTTAAGAGTAGCGCCAGGCTCTCTCAATCTGTTAGAGTCATCATCTGGTCTTGAATTTTCGGGAGTAGGACCGCCGAGATCTTCAACTGGAATACCAGCAGAAGTCATTGGCTCAGCAGGTGCAGCTCCTTTGGTTACTACGTTTTCCATTTCTTGTAAATTGTTACCAACGGACATTTGAATTATGCGATTAATTACTTAATTACATGTATTTATTTATAATTCAAAGATTTGAGAGGAAATTATTGAATAAATCCAATTTTTTCTCTTCAAGTTGTCTTTGACTTACGAGAGTATTAATTCTCTTCTTGGTTGTTTCGGCAAGGTGTTCACGAAGGATTCCTCCTTCCCAAACCCATTCTCTTCCTTCCATGATTCCGTTAACGAAAGCATCAGGAGCAGAAGGATCAGCAACGATATCAGCAGCAGTTGCTAACTGGAAGTCTTCACCAACAATCTTACATCCTTCACTAGTGGTTTGAAGTGAACCAACACCACGAGAAGAAACGCCAAGCATTACACCTTCATCGAGAAGGGAAGATGCAATTTTACCCATAGGGGTAGAAAGGATTTGCGCCTTTCCTCTAAAGTTATTACCTTCTTTTACCAGAGAAGTAATTTTGTGAGAAACGCGATCAAGATTGACAGTAGGACCATCGGGATGACCGAGTTCACCAAGAGCACGACCCTTGTTGACAAAAGTTTCGCAATAGCGATTTACTTCCTTAGAAAGAGTGTTAATAGGATACATTCTCCCATTACGATTCTTGATTTCACCTTGAAGGAATGTTCCTTCAATATACAGTTTTTTATTAGCACCTTTTCCTTCGGTGATAACCTGTACGTTTGTTACTTCTTCTGTGATAAGTTTCATTATACTATTAATTTTTATCCCTTATTTTTTATTTATGATAAATGTGAGTTATAATCCTAGTCCTAAAAATGGATGTGCCATCTCACTCCTCGTCTCCTTTTGTCTCTATATAACCCAACTCTTTTGCTCTTACCAAACCAGATGTTTTGTCACTAAATGTTTCTATATTTGGTTGCCCGGATTCAAAAACAGAACCTGGATTTAGTTCAATAAAATGAACTGCACCATTTCCGTGACAGACATACCAAGTTATAGTTGTAGGTGATTCCATAGAATTAAGTATTATAGGAAATTGTCCAACCTCTTGAAACTAATGCGTTATATGCACTATTTGCTGTTACACTCCAGGTTGATTTGGCAGCATTTGTGCCTCCATCAATACCTAATGCGATATTACTAGCTCCATTGGTATCCAAAGAAGTAAGGATATTTTCAATGGATTGAGCACTCAATGCACAATCTTTAAAAGCATTTTTAAAAGCATTGGATCCAAGAGTTCCAGTAGTATCAAATTGATTTGCAGGGAATGTTGTTAAATTATCACAACTTCTCCAACAATTTTGAAAATCTGTACCACTAGTCATAGTGGCACCTGGAAATGAAACTAGACCATCACAACTTCTCCAAGTACCAGAGAAACTAGTTCCACTTGACATATCCAAAATTGGAAAATTAACTACACCACTATTTCTCCAAGTATCATCAAAGATTGTGCCACTGGACACATTTATTCTTGGAAACGTTGTTAATGCTGCAGTGGATTTCCAGGTGTTATCAAAATTTATTACATCTTTAGTTGCATTGAATCTCTGTCTATAAGTGCTGAGATTTGATGCACCATCAAAAGCATTTGTCAGATTTGAACCTAGTTCAGAAGATTTTGCTCTTATTCTAACAAAAGTTAGTTGATCTATATCAGCATCTACACCATTAAAGAATGGTCGATAGACAGTATCAGGAGTTAAAATAACTTTTATTTTATAATTACCAGCAGAGTAGGTATGAGATAAGGTGTTAGATGTACTAGATTCAGAATCACCATCACCCCAACTAACAGTATAATTAGCTGTTCCCATAGATCTTAAATTAAACGCTGCTCCAGTACTAGTTATTCTGTAAATAAAATCTGCTTTTTCTTCACGTTCAAATTTCTGTGCCCAAGTGTCTAAACCTATTCCTAAAAATGGATGTGCCATTATGCACCCTCGTAAATCACCTTAGCTGTACTTCCTGTCAGTGATTTGGCCCAAACATATGCAGCACTAGAAACATGACTCAAATCAGTGACAGTTTTCTTCATCTCTCCCTCATAAGTTTTATAAACCAATCCGGGATCAGTTGCTGTGGGTGCAGAGTTTGATGCAGTAAAATTCACTACAACAGGATTAGCACTCTGACATTGAAAAGTTATGGTAGTAACATTATTTCCGATAAGAACATATGCACTTGGTGTTACTTCTGTTGATGCTAATGCCATTATTCTTGATCCTCTGGTGTTACTTCTGGTTCAGTTTCTGTTTCAATTTCATCGACTACTTCATCGGTGAATTCATCACCAACTTCTGTTTCGACTTCACCTTCAACTTCAGGGTATTCAAATTCTTGACCGAACATTGCATTGGCAACATATGGTCTAGCAATGTCAATTCTTTCTGCTGCCTTTGCATACATAATTTCTTTCATTTTGTCGCTAATATCTGATGATGATCCATCAGTAGCGATCAAATCGATAACATCTTCCATAAAAATTCAATATGTTAATATAATATATTTATAACTCAGACTTTCTGGTGTCTCTATCATACTGTCTGTTGATTCTTGCGGTTTCTGCATCAACATTTGGATCTGCAGGAACTTGACCCATTGCCATAGGATCTGCTCCCATTCCAGACATACCAGATCCATCTCCACCTTGCATTGATGGATCAACAGGTTGTGGTAACGGTTGACCAGTTACAGGATCAATTGTTGATGGATCTGGCAAAATACCCTTATTGATCTCATCTTCAATCTGTATATCAAGTTCAATAATTTCTTGATCAGTCTGACGAAGAACTCTCTTACGAACGTATTCGGTAGAGTAATACTTACCAATATATGGTTCCATTTGTGCAAGAATGCCAAGTCTGTTTTGAATCAACTCAGATTCTTTCAATTCCGCAAACTGATTATCATAAAGGAAATCATATTGGATATGATCCTTCATTGTCTCCCAATCTTCTGGAGTGCAGATATTTTTCAGAATCAACTGAGTTCTGAGCATATCATTGAACATTTGAGCAAAACGCTTCCTCAAACGACCAACAAATTTAGCAAATTTTAATTCGTCACGAAGGATCTCTGATGACCTTCCCAAATTAAAACCACCATCTGCAGCGATTCTGGACTCTGGAACACCAAGTGCTCTGTACAATTTCTTTTGGAAATACTCAATATCTGAAAGTTCTCCCAGATTTTGTCCACCAGGTAGGGTAGTGATTTCAGTACCGCGACCACCTTCTCTACGTGGTAACCAGAAGTCCTCCAACATAGACATAAACTTGCGGTCATCACGAACTTCGCCAGTTTGTGCGTTGTAGACCAGTTTGTTTCTGTAGCGAGACATAACCTCTTTGAGGTATTGCTCTGCTTTTACCTTAGGAAGATTACCAACATCAATATAGAAAATACGACGTTCTGGTGCTCTAGATAGACGATAAATGACCAAAGAGTCCTCAATCATTCTCAGTTGATTGAGTGCCTTGATTGCTTTGTGAAGATATGAAAGAACAGTATTTTTGTTTCTATCTACTAAACCAGAAGTGCAGTAAGTTACAGAATCTTTTGCAATTTTTACTGACTTTGATCTACCATTTAGAGATGTTGGATAGTTTGGTGATGGAGTATATTGGAAAAACTCTTCAAACTCTGGTCCATTAGCAAACTCTTCTTGAGATTTGCCGTTTATATTAATTGCATTACCAACTCTGGCAAATCCAGTGTCATATGCAGTACCTTTCTTTTCTTGACGAATATATTTGATTTTTAGAGGATCAATATATCTAAGTTCTTTGATACCTTCAAAAGGTGCTTTCTGATCAATAACTTTTAAGTAATATACTCTTCCGTCTACGTACCAGTTTCTAAAGATTTCGTGAGATTTTCTATCAAAATCTAATATTTCTTTGAGATACTTAAATTCTGCTCTGATTGTCTTCTTAAGATTTTCGCTCGCATTCAGATTAGAAAGTTCTATCTCCACAGGAGAATCGTAAAGATCGCTAACGATTGCTTCGTTAACTACATCTTCGATAGCACCATCCGCTTCAGGATGGAGAGACATTTCTCTATATCTTCTAATTAAATCATGCTCTGTTTTATAAACACCCTCAATGTCAACGTATTGACCATAAAATCCACTGCTAATATAGTTATCAACCCCGTCCTGATTAGTTTCAGGAACGGGGGAAATAACTGAAGGTGACTTATTTTGCTTGTCGTCAATTGAAAAACCAAAAAGTTTGGCCATAATAACTTAAAGTGCCTATTACCTTCTTCTATTTAGTTGATGTCTTCACCACCAGCATTTTCACCAGTGCCCTTAGTAGCTTCCCACCACTGAACTTGAAGTTCAACAGTGAATTCTTGAATACCTTGAGCATCATAAGAAAGTTCGATTGGTGATACCTGAGTTGGGAACACATCGTAGAAACGATATGATCTCAGAGTAGAACCATCACGATCTAACTGATAAACATAAGCATCTGATTGATAATCTGCTGGATTAACCAGACCAGTATTATCAGATACTCTGTTGATGGTGTTCATCCAACGCTCAAAGGCAGAGCGAATTGCAAAGTCGGTATCGTTCAGGACGGTAACGGTCCAAGAATCGAAGGTTCTATCACCTGCGATTTTCAGAACACGACCTCTGAAAGGTACTTCGATCTGTGCAATGTTGGATGCTGGCATATTTGCACCTTTGACCAAGAATCTTGATTTCTCAAGAACTACAGAGTCAGGTGCTGCTGCATCAGGGAACTGAAGCACGACTTCAAAGAGATTGGCGCGAGCGCCACCACCCGTTAACTTACTCTTGAAGTCGGTAATCTTCCTTAATGGGGGTGGATTAATCTGTTGTCTAGATGGCATTTGAGTTAACCTCTAATTGAATTAAACGGAGCCGATTACTTCTTCAAATGCAACACCAGTTCTGGTGGCGATGAAGGTTAGACCGATGAAGTTGATCGATCTTGCGGGTTTGATGAAGATGTCCGCGACAAACTCATTGCTATCAATAATTGCAGCAGTGTTGTTTGTTTCATCACAAATGACGACATAATCTTGAATACCTCTCTTCGACTGAACGTCGCGGAGGAATGGTTCAACAATGTTCACGAAGTTAGTCCTTGTGATTTCATCGTTGAACTCGAACAGGAAGTCCTTAGCAGCAGCGGAGATTGCATCTTCAAGGAAGATGAACAGGCGGCGGACGTTGATTCTATCGAACGCGGAGGACTTACCAAATCCAGTCTTGTCACCGAACAGGATAATACCTGCTCCAGGGGAGAAGATAACTGGGTTGATTCTGTTGGAATACAATGCGTCTCTTTGCTTTCTACCTGGATTGTATGCCAGTTTAACAGCGTTGAGGATCGCACCTCTTGAAGTTCCAGCAGGTGAGAACCAAGGGAACTGTTGAATATCCGTTCTAGCACAAGTACCAGCAATGTCTCCATTCAGAGGAACATAACGGAAAGTATCATTGAAGCGGTCGTACATATACTTGTAACCACTATCAAATATACCATAAGTTGTAGAACTCAATGGTGCGTAGAAACCAAGAACGTTGTTGGTAATCGTGTCAACATCGTTTACAGTTACTGTTCCAACTTGATTATCGGTCAAGAACGATGCTCTATTTGGTGAAATGAATGCAACTGCATCCTTTCTTTCTTCAGCAACAGCGATACACTTTTGTGCAATACCTTGAGAGGTTTCTCTATCGTACTTAGCAGATCCCATCAGAATGAAGTCTACCTCAAACTCTTCAGTATTCTCAAACTTAGTGAGACCTGAAATAATATCATCAGCACCACAATCCAAAGAACCTGCGCTAGTCAAGTCGTTTGAACCACCATAGTTCTTACCACCTGCCATTGCGAGTGAAAGTGATCCACAACCACCAAAGTTTACGCCGTCTGCATTTTGATCCCAACCAGTGTCGGCATCAAGTTCAGATTGCTCTCTACCATTATCAGAGAATGCAATTGAAGTTGTTCCAGAAGGTGCAGAACCACCGAAGATGTAACGAGAGTTAGTGTAAAGATACTTTCTCCAGTAAGAAGGAGAACCTACAGAGAACTCAGCGTCCTTTGCCTTGGAAAGATTGAGATGCTTTTCAAGGATGGAACCTGCGTTTCCAGTAATAAGTCCTTTGTCGTCAATAACAACAACATGAACTTCATCGAATCTAGAGTTTCTATTTGCAGCAAACTCGGAAGTTCCTGGGCGGTTTGATAACTGATCCCACTCAAGTTTAACTGGATCACCGTTGAAGTCAGTAGAACTGAGTTCGATGTTCTGATTCTCAAACCAATCTTTTTCAGTAGTGTATGCGCGGGTTGCCATTGGTGCGTCAATAACACCAGTGTCAGTGGTATGAATACCAATGCTCCCTACATTTGTTAATGCATATACACTATTCTGAGTGTAATCTGCATTACTTACAGTGCCTGCAGCCGAAACGTGTGCAATAAGTTTCGTCGAGATTTGACCATCACCAACCTCAGTGATAACTCCTTGGAAGTAACCATCAATTGGTCTTGTTCCTCCTGTTGCTGCTGGAACAGTTGCTCCCGAACGAACTGCTTGTGTAAATCCATAACCAACTAGAACGTTAGCAGTGGAAATTCCAGTCAGAATTTGATCTGCCTTAGCATCAATAATTCCGATTCTAATTCCGTTCGCCCATGTTCCTGGGTTTCTTGAAACTACAGTTACGTTAGTAATCGCATTATCATCATAAGCAAGTTGCTCATAATGCTCAGTACTTTTAATTCTTACACTTGAAGCGGTTCCAACAAATGCGTTCTTAAGTCCAGTTCCATCAGTGGCATTAAAATCATCTGCTCTAGAAACTCTAAGAGTTCCTCCATATGCGAGATAGGATGATGCGACCATCCAACTCTCATAATGCTTATCTGTTGAGTACGGTCTGCCGAAAGTGTTTAAGAGATCATCCTCATTCTCAATAAACTGAGGAAGATCTACAGGTCCCTTTGCGAAAGGAGCAACAAGTGCCCCAATCGAACCAGAAACTGGATCGACTCTTCCAATAGTTAAGTCAACTTCTCTTACGACAATTCCAGGAGATGCTAAGTTTAGAGGCATCTTTTCGGTCTCCTTGGTCCAGGTTATTTCTGAAATTATTTATTAAAAAGTCGGTTTTGAATGGGGAATCTTGACGTGAAACCTACCAATCTGGATATTCCCAAACATTACTACGCTTTTTGACCCTCTTCTTAGTACACTCTTTACACTCATATGAATATGATGCAGCAACAGGACCTCTATCCTTTCTTGTCCTGTAAAATCCATCAACTAAATTTTTTGTTTCACCACAAATTCTACATTCCCTTTCATAGAGAAGGAGATGACCCAATTTTAACTGGTCATCTAAATCCATTAATAGTAATCCCACATATAAGATTTATCTCCATATTCATCAGTATGCCAACGATCACCATTATTATCTGTAAATGAAACTGCATCATTGATTCCATCATCTAAGAAACCAAATGGTGCCATATCTTGCTCAATCTGATTTTTTTGTTCGTCGTATATTCTTTTGCGAACATCAGTATCTGTCATTTCTTTGAAGTAGTCTTGTGCCACTAACCAAGAGAATATAACCAGACACATAGCAAGGTCATCGTTACAACCTTCCTCTGCCTCAAACGAATTATGCTTTTGAGCAAATGTTGTAAGTTCAGATATGATATCGTAATCTAGAGTTAATAACTTATCATCTTCTAAAAGAGTTTTTAAGTTAGAACAACCAAGTTTTTTTACCTGTGCTGTTGTCCTAACTCCCATTTGAGACTTTTTACCAGAAAAACCGTGACCAACAACTTGACCAGCACGACCTCTCATTGCTGCCATCAGCATATTTTCATACTCTAAGTCGTAGTGAAGAATATTTGCTACCTGCTCTCCAATATCATTAACTTCAATCAATACCCAAGCGTTGTTGTATCCCTTTAAAGTATCTTGAATTACATTTGGGAACAACATCGGTTTGATTTCATTATTTCTATACTTTGCTACAATCTTGTATGGAAACTCTGTAATATCAAACACTACAAATGCAGAGTAGTCATTACCCAAACCACGAGCAACGTCTACGGTCATAAGATAGTTATGATCTTTTCTAGGTTTTTCGTAAATATCTAATCCTGCGTTTCTCTGGATGGGATCCTCATAGACTAGATTCCTGAGTTTTGCTGGATTTATAAGGGTATTGACAGAACCAAGAAACTCACATTCAAACTCAACTTTGAACTGTGCTTCTGATGTATTAGCAATCGTCTGTTCTTTCCATACTTGATCTCTTCCAGGAACCTCGGACCAATGAACATCAGTTGGAACGTACTCATTTTTACCTTTTTCTGAGTCGTGCCACATTCGGTAGAAATGATTCATACCGCGTGGCGTGGATACAATGATTACCTTTGTGCTTTGTCCAGAAGAAATAGTAGGATAAACAGAGGCAAAGAAGTCATCAGCAATGTGATTCGGGATGAAGGCGAACTCGTCAAGAAAGATGACATTATAGGATCCGCCTCGGACAGCAGATGATGAAGTAGAGTTAGACGAAATCTTGGAGCCATTTTCTAATTCCAGTGAACCTTTGTTCCAAGATATAATACC